CCGCGATGCTCGCGCGCACGGCGGCCATGCTCTCTTCGTCCACGCCTGCGGCGTCGTCCATCGCGTCCAGCGTAAAGGTCATGCCCTTGCCCGGCCGAATGTGGCAGGAAGCGCAGGCCACCGTCTTGCGGGTTCCGTCGTCGTCCACGATGGTGATGTTTGCCGTCGTCTGCTGGCTGTCGTCGCGGATTACTGCCATGCGGTTCACTCCTTTCCATCAGGGGCGGCATTGCAGCCGCCCCATTGCCGTCTATCAGGTCGCGGCGACGAAGATTTCCTTGCGAACAGCGGCAGACGTGTCGAACGTGCTGACGGCCATGCGGCTGATCCCCCGGACTTCGATGGAATTGGTGCGGAAGGCGTTGCCGCCGATGTCCGTGGAAACTACTTCAAGCGGCTGCCGCACGAAAAGCGTCGCAAACTCCTTGAAGTCGCCCACATAGATGGGGTAATAGTCGCCCTTGGTCGATCCGGCGGTCGACACGGTGCGCGTGGGCAGCAGGGCGTTGGAAACCATCTTCACACGTCTGCCCTTAAACAACATGCTCGTGGCGTTGGTGGGATCGGGCTGAAGCAGCGGCCGGCCGTTGTCGTCCTTCTGCGTATCCAGGTAATTGAATGCGTCCTGGTTGCACAGCACCACGGCCATGGCGCTGACGGCGGGATCGAGTTCCTTGTTCAGCACGGTCTTCAGCGCGCCCACGGCGTCGTCCGTGGCCGCCACCTGCCCCGCGCTCAGCGTGTCCAGCGCGGCCTTCAGCAGCGCGTTTTCGGTCAGAATCTGCTTCTTGGCGAACCAGCGCGCAAGGTAGCCGAACAGGTTGGCCGCTTCGTCGTTCGCCAGCTCGTTGCTCACGGGCACGATCAGGCCGTAGGTGGTCAGGCTGTACGTCACCTTCGCGAAGGCGGGCTGGTCGTCCTGCGCGATGCCGGCGCTGGGCACCTCGCTGGTCAGCGCGGTCATGCCGGTCGCGGGCGCGGTGTCCACCACGCGCCAGCCGCTGTTCGAGTTGACGGCTTCGACGTTGAACAGGTCGGCAAGCGGGCTGAAGTCGCGGCGAAGCTCGCGGATCGTGTTGTCGATGTCTTCCGGCACCAGAAAGCCGCCGTCTTCGCCCGCAGGACTGCCGCCTGCGATGGTCAGCGCGTCGTAGAGCACCTTGTGCTTTTCGTCCATCATGGGGCGGCTTGGGCGCGCGCCGCAGCGCACAGCGCTGGCGAAGGCTCGGGCATATTCGTTGCTCTTCAGGATGTCGCGCAGCGTGCGTTCCTGCTGGGACGGCGTGCCCTGCGCGCCGGCGGGCAGGCCGTTGGTTTCGGCCTCATACTGGGCGTTGTAAGCCGCCTGCAAGGCGGCCATGCGCTCGTTGAGGGCGTTCAGGGCGTCGCGCTGCGCGGTCAGGCTGCCGGTGCTGGCGTTGGGGTCTGCCGCGGCGGCAGACAGCGCGGCCGCTGCCGCGCGAATCTGTCCGCCCAGTTCGCGGATGCTGTTTTGCAGTTCATTTAACGTCATGGGTTTGTCCTCCTTTTATTGGTCAGAATACAGGGATGCAAAAAACGCGGCCCGTTGCGCGATCTCTGCGCGAAGGGCGGCGTCCGGGTCGGGTGTCTGGGCTGCCGGCGGCGCGCTTGCCGTGCCCAGCGGATGCGCATGCCCGGAAGCGGGTGCAAGGTGGTGTGTATGCGCCATGCCCTTGGCGATAGCTTCGCCGAAGGCTATGGCCTGCGCCTGTCCGCGCTCGCGCGCCTGCACCATGGCCAGCACGGCGCTTGCCCCGTAGCGGCTCGCCTGCATCATGCTGCTGGGTAGCGGCTCGCCTTCAGGCGCGGCGGGCAATTCGTACAGGATGCCGTCCGCAAAGCCTTCGTCCACGCACTTCTGCGCGCTCATGTAGGTTTCGGCGGCCAGCATAGCCGCGATTTCGTCGCGCGTCTTGCCCGTCTTCGCGGTATACGCCGCGATCAGGCCCTCGCCGATCTCTTTAAGTATGGCGGCCTGATGCTCCATTTCGCGGTAGTTTCCGGCGGCGTATGTCCATGGGTCATGCACCATCATGTAGGCGACCGGCGACATAAGCACTTCATCGCCCGCCATGGCGATGACGCTGGCCGCGCTGGCAGCGATGCCGGTGATCTTCACCGTTACGCGGCCTTTATGTTCGCGCAGGGCCGTGTAAATCTCCGCTGCCGCGAACACGTCGCCGCCGGGCGAATTGATGTACACGGTCACGTCTTTGCACTGGTTAAGCCGCTGCCGGAATCGCCGCGCCACGACCTGCCCGCTTGGCCCCCACCAGTCAAGATCGCAGACGATCTCACCGTCTATGTGCAGTTCGTCGCCGCCATCCAGTTCGTTGCGGATAAAGTTGTAAAAACTCAAGCGTTGTTTCCTCCCTTCTGGGCGTCGTCGCCCGCTTTGTAGTTCAGCAGCATTTCCGGCTGCTTCACGGCGATGCGCAGCGGCAGCAGGTCGCGGCTGGCCATCAGCTCGTTTCCCATTTCGTCGGGCGGCAGGCCCTCCCGCTGGCGCACTTCGTTGATTCGCATCCAGCCGCCGCGGATGGCCTTTTGGTGCATTTCCGCCATGGTGGCCGTGTCAGCGCGGGTCAGCGCAGCGATGTCGAAGCGGAATCTGTACCCCTGCGCGTATTCTGCCGGCGTCAGCAGCTTGCGGTTGAGTTCCTGCTCCCACTGCGCCACGATGGGCATGATCGTCAGCTGCAAAAATTCCTGCATCTGCTGCTCTGCCGTGGAAAAGCTGGTGTCGCTGTAATCGCCCAGCATGTGCGGCGGGATGTTGTACACCGTGGCCACGCGGTTGCGCGTGATCCGCTCCACGTCTAGCACCTGCGCGTCGATGGCGCTTTGGCTGAAAGTGGTGGCCGTCAGGCCGCCTTCCAAAATCACCACGCGCTGGCCGCTTTTTTCGTAGGCGTCGAGGAAGTTTTCGATGACCGTATCGCGCTCGTCCTCGCCCAGCCCCGTGTTTGGCACGGTCAGGAATACGCCGTGATTCACGCCGTCCAGCTGCGCAAGGCTCAATTCCTTCACCTGTTTGTCGTAGTCGAGCGTCCCGCGCAGCACGTCGATGGGGCGAATGCCGATCTCGCCGTTCGCGCTCATGTGCCGCACCACGATCAGCTGGCAGCCGGGCAGGGGAAAGGTCTTGCTGTTGTCGAGCGTCACGGTATACCACATTTCGCCTGTCTCCGGGTGCCGCTGCGGGCGCACGCGCGTCGGGTCGAGGATGTCCAGCCGACGGATCGCGCCCAGCTTGTCGGGCACGATCAGCGCGTAGGCGTTGCCTTCCGTGTTCCGAAACGCTTCCATGGTTTGCAGAAAACCGAAGGGCGTAAAGTTATCGTTCGGTGCCAGTCCCACCAGCCGTTCCAGCGGATGATCCGCTTGCAGTTCATAGCCTTTGTACAAGTGCAGGGGCATGCTGGCCACGGTGTTGGATATGCGGCTCACGGCGGCGTAGATCGCTTCGTTCCCACGCATGGTGTTGTCGGCGCGCGCGCGGTATACGGGCAGCCACCGCCCAGAAAAAGGCCGTTCCCGCACGCGGGGCTTGTCTCTCGCCTTGGCAGCGTTCTGGGGCTTGGGTCGAAATGGCCACATAGTTTTGCCTCCTTCAAAAGCGTCTGCGCAGACGCTTTTACCTTGCCGCCCGGTGGCGGCTTCGGATGTCGATGACGCGCACGGCGGGCTTGTGGTAAATCTCGCCTGCCGGATTCTTCTGCATGTTGATGCAGTGCGCATCCAGCCACGCCATAAAGCCGTCGATCTTGCGGAATTTGTTCCGCTTCGTCGGCATCCAGTTCTGTTTGTCGGCGTGCCGGCGCTCGCCGGACAAACGCACATTGTCCGTGTACCACAAGAGCATCGGGTCGCGATTGCTCACCACACGTCCCGCCAGCAGTAGTTCCTTGATGTCCTTCATCGGGTCGTTCAGCGTGACCGGCCCCTGCCGCACCACTTCGCAGGCGAAGCCGCGGCCTTCGAGCATTTGCCGCAGCCGCGTGGCGTTGGCCGGGTCGTAGCCGATAGTCACGATCTCATACTTCTTTGCCTGTTCGCAAAACCAGTCGTACACGTCTTCCTGTCGCACATACTCGCCTTCGACGATGGTCAGATGGCCGCGCATGGCCAGTCCATAGTAGTCGATCTTTTCCTGATCCAGTTCGACCTTCCTGCGCGGCACCCATGTGTGCAAAAGCACGAACACGCGCCCGTCGTCCAGTGGAAATTCCAGCGCCGCCGCCGTGAAGTCTTCGCGCGTAGACAGGTCGAATCCGCCATAGCAGCGCCGCCCCAGCAGGCTTTCCATGTCGATCATGGCGTCGTTGCGCTTGTTGACTTCCGGCTGCACGAATTGCATGTCGTCCGTGTTGACGGTGATGTTCAGCTGCTTGCAGATGAAGTCCGCGCGCTCGCTGGGGATCATTTTTGCCCGCTGCCATTGTTCCTTCAATTCGTCCAGATGCAGCAGCACGCCCAGCGACGGATTGGCTTTGATCCACTTGCCGCTGTCGTCCGGGTCGTCGCCTTCGTCCATTTCAGCGATGTAGCCAAACATGCGATCCGCCACGTCGGTCGCCAGCTTGCCTTCCATCGCATCAGTGAACAGCCCATAAAAATAGGCCAAAGGCCCGTCGATGACGTTGCCCATGGTCGTGATGTAGATGATGAGCGGTTGCGACCGCTTGACCACCTTGCGCTTGATGATGTTCGTCAGCTTGAAGTCGCGGTATTCGTGGATTTCGTCAAAAATCGCCATGTGCGGGTTCAAGCCGTCCAGCCGCTTGCTGTCGCTGGCGCGTGCCTTGATGCTGGCATTCATGGCGTCGTAGTATACGCCGTCGCGCAGCGGCCTGAAGCGCGGGGCCAGATAGCGGCTGGCCTTGATCTGCTCGCGGCATTCGTTGAACACGATGCCCGCCTGTTCTTTTGAATTGGCCAGCAGGTAGATGTCCGCGCCGCGTTCGCCGTCCTTACACGCGCCATAAGTGGCGTTGCCTGCCAGCATGGTGCTTTTGCCGTTGCCGGTGCCCACCACGATCAGCGCCTCGCGGTAGCGGCGCAGGCCCGTTTTTTTGTCCACCCACCCGTACAGATTCCCTTCGACGAAACACTGCCACGGCAGCAGCGTCATGCGGTCATAGTCGCCCTTTGTCGGGGCCAGAAACTTCTCAATGAACGCGCAGGGCCGTTCGGCCTTTGTTTCGTCGAAGCGCCACGGGTATGCGGGATCGTTTTGCCTATCCAAATCAGCAAGGAAGCGGCGGCAGGCCAGCTTTACTTTGTTGCACGCAAGAATCCGGCCTTCGTCCACGTCGTGGGCGTAGCCGTAGCATCGTTGAATCGCCGATGAATTAGAAGTCCGCAAAGTCATCGTCCATCAAAACGGACGCTGCCTTCCTGCTGTTCGGCGTCAGCCGTAGTTCGGATAGGTGTTTGCGCTGTTGTTCGGCGTAGGCGCGCACCTGCGCCACGCTGCGGTTTTCCTGCCAGTATTTTTGCCGGCCATTGCTGCGCTCTTGGCCGATTCCCCGCTTGGCGATGTCGTCCAAAAGCTGCTGCTTGATCTGCTCTGCCCGCGCGATGTCGGCCACAAGCATCTGGTCGGGGTCGGTCATACCGCCCTCGCGCTGTTCGCAGGCGGCGCACAGTTTTTCATACATTTCCACGGCGGATTCGTGGGTGATCGTTGCAAGGTGCCGCAGCTTCAGTTCTTCGTTCATATTCCAGCCTCCTATATCTTGATAACGCGCATCCGCGCGGCCGGTTTCGCTTGCTTGCCGCCGCCGCTCTTCTCGCCCTTTTCCGGGTGCCGCCTGTTGTGGCAGGCTTCGCACAGGCTGCGCAGGTTGGAAAGCGTCAGCGCAAGGTCTGGCCGCTCTTCAATGGGCTGGATGTGATGCACGACCACGGCCCGGCGCGGCTTGATGCCATAGCCCGCGCGAATGCGATCCATGCAGTCGCAGCACATGCCACGGTCGCGCCGCAGCGCCTCCGCCCGCGCCCGCTTCCACGCCTTTGTGTGGTAGAATGGATTGCTTTCCTTGCGTTGTGCCATGCCGCCCGCCCCTTTGTACAGATAAGAGCGGGCACCGTTTGGCGTCCGCTCTTTTTTCGACAGTGTAATTATAGCACAGGTTTTCCGCTTCTGCACCTATACAGTAGGCTTCTTACCCTATACAATGGGCTTCTTACCCTATACTGACCGCTCCTGAGCGGTACTCTTTCCTATTATCTGTTTGATTTTTGGCCCCCTTCTGGGTACTCGCGGATATACCAGCATGGCAGCGCGCCGCGCACGGTTTCCTGCGGCAATTCGTCCAGCATTCGCTCGCCCATCGTTTTCAGTTTTCGGATATAGCCCTCTGTAAACCCCAGCTTGCGCGCGATGGCGGGGATTTTCTGGCGCTTGATGTAAAACTGGTGCAGCACCGCGCTTTCGTTTTCCGGCAGGCAGTCCAGCAGCACGCAGGCGGCGGCCACTTCCACGCGGCGCGCCTGCTCCCGCCCGCGCAAGTCCGCTTCCAGTTCTGTGATGGCCGCCACGAAAGCGGCGATTTTGTCAGCCTCCGCCGTGCTGCGCCCGCCGCCGGCGTTGATCCGCGGCGTTACGCTTTCGGCGGCCTCGCGCCGCCGCTCGATGCGCTGCCGGATGCGGCGCAAATCCTGTTCCGCCTCCCGGCAGCGCTGCAAGATCGTGATGGCCCTCATTGCGCACCTCCCGCAAAAGCGTCTGCGCAGACGCTTTTTGATTTGTCAGCGGAAGCCTTCCGGCAGTTCCGCGTCGTCCACTTCGGTAAAGCCTTCGCCGTCGCTGTTGTGACGTGGCGACGATAGAAATTCCACGGCTTCGGCGGTCACTTCCAGCGACGCCCGCACGCCGCCGTCATTGCCTGTGTATGCCCGCGCGCTCACCGTGCCGGTCACGGCCACCTTGCGGCCCTTCTCCAAGTAGCGGTTGCAGTTCTCGCCCAGCCCGCGCCACGCCGTGACGCGGAAGTAGTCGGCTTCGGGGTTCGCGCCTGCGCGCACGCGCCGGTTGACCGCTACGGTGAAATTGCACACGGGCGTGCCGTCCTGCGTCTGCCGCAGTTCCGGCGCGCGGGTCAGATTTCCGATGATGACAAGTTGATTCATGCTTTCGCCTCCTAGATGTACTCCCCATAGTCGCATTGGATCGCAACGTCCCTGTATTCGCATCCCTGCGCAGAAAATGTTTCCGGCGGGACGATATTCATCAGCGCCCGGCGCAGTTTGCAGCCCTTAGCCTGCCGGTCGTCTTTCAGACATACCGCGCATTCGGCTGCCATGGCCGCGTTGATGATCTCGCGCAGGTCGTCTTCGCTGGCGATGATCTGTTCCGGCGTCCGGGCGGCGGGCTTGAGCCGCACCAAAACTTCCCCATGCGTGCAAAGCCTTTGCATGTACAAAAGCGTCTTGACGGGAAGCGTGTCGTAGATCGCCACCAACAAATTGTTTGCCGTGGTCGTCATAAGCCGCCATTGCCGCCAGCCGTTGGGGATCAGCTTCAGCCGCTCCCGCAAAACGTCCTGATGCGCGATCAGCTGGGCGTCGAGGGCGGAAAGGTATTCAATGATCGCGCGCTCGCGCCCGCTTGCGGGCTGAATCCTTGTGTTCACTGCTTCGCGCCCCCTCTCGTCCGAATGGCCTTCATGGCCTTGTAATCGTCCCACATGCGCACCTGTTCCATGGCTACGCTGTATTCGCAGCGCGGTAGGTCGCGCACGCTGCTGATGCCCGTCGTCAGGCGCACGGCCCGGCGGATCGCGTTCGCCGCAGCCTTTTCGCAGCCCTCCGCGCGGTACTGGGCGCAGATTTCCGCCGCCCGGCTGCGGATTGCCTCGTGGATTGCGTTCGCCTGCGCCGGCGTCACCTTGGTCAGCAGCCGCACTTCGCGTTCCAGCGCCGCCATGCGCTCATTGGTGGCGCGCAGCATATCGGCCATGCCGCGCATGATTTCGCCCATTTGCCCCAGCGTTTGCCGCACGTCGGCAGGCAGCGCAGTGGGCGCAGCGCAGGGCTGCATGATCTCGTTGTTCGCCATATTCAGCCCTCCCCGCAGATGACCACGGTTTCCAGCGCGCGGCGCGCGCCGTCCACCCAAGTGCCCACCATGTCCACATACTGCCGCATTTGCGCACGTTCTCCGCTGCCCATCCGCGCCACGTCCGCGCCGATGTGGGGCAGCACGCCCGCCGCGCCGATGAACGCGCGCACCGCCGCCGCCAGATCGCCGGCCCCGAAGGCCGTCTCGGTCGCTTCGCCTCGCGCTGCCTGCGCCTTCTGGTTCAAAAGTTCCTGCTGGGCCTTCTGCCGCAGTTCCGCTTGCTGTTCCGCGTAGCTTTCGGCGTCGGCCAGTTCGGCCTTCAGGCGGTCGATCTCGCCTTGGGCTTCGGCGCTGATCCCGCCGGCGGCGCTCTGTTTGGCCTCGTCCAGTTCATCGCGCAGCTTTTTGATGGCTCGCGCCCGGCTGTTTTCGAGGCTGCGCGCGCGGTCGTCGGCCTCTTGCAGCTTCTGGCGCAGTTCTTGGGCTTCCCGTATCGCCCGTTCCGCGTCGCGGGAATTTGCGGCCGCGCGGGCGGCGGTCTTTTCGTTGATCTCTGCAAGCTGGTCGGCGCGCTGCTTTTCACGCTTCACGGCCTCTTGGAGTTCCCGCAGGCTCATGTCGTCGGCGACCGCCTTTTCGGCGATGGGTTCCCGCGCTCCTTCTGGCAAGGCCAGAATCGCCTGTATCTTGCTGATCGGCAGCTTGGCCATGGCGCTGCCTGGCAAAACACTGCGTGCCGCCTGCATCAGCTTTTGCGCGCTGCGCTCGCTCATGCCGGTGTTCTTGCGCACCCACGTTTCCCATTGGCCATGAGGCACCAGCCCGGCTTCCTTGGCCTCGTTCAGGCAACGGCCCACTTCCAGCATGTTTTCATAAGCGCCCTGCATGTGGATGGCGATGCGGTATTCGATGTTTTCCAGTGCGACCGGCGCGGGCGCAGTCTCTTTGATGCAGGTTACTTTCATTTCGTCTCTAAGCATTTTCTTCAAGCGCTCCCTTCATCGTCCTGTAAATCGTGCATTTGCCGTATTGCTGGCAGCAGAATCGCCGGTAGTGTTCGTTGCGCGCTTCGCCGCTGGGATAGGCCCTCTTTTTCCCGCCGCAAACCAAGTAATAGCGACCCCGGTAGCTGCTGCGATGCTCGAAACACGGGCAGCGCGCGCGCAGGCCGTCGCGCGTGGCCCCTCGTGCGCCCTGCTGGCAGTTGCATGTCTCCCCGATTTCCAGCGGCCGGCCGCACGCGGCGCAAACGCGGTCATAGATTTCGTGCCGCATCTCTTCACCCCCTTTTTGCAAAAGCGTCTGCGCAGGCGCTTTTCAGTCTGTCAGCGGAATCCTTCTGGCAGTTCTTCGTCTTCCACTTCGACAAAGCCGTCCGCACCCGTCATACCGTCCAGCGGCATTCGCTGTTGTTCCACGGCCGTTCTAGGCCCGTCGATGTGGATGCGCGGCACCCACAAGAGCCGCTGGCATTTTCCGTCGATCCACTTGGGGCGCGTCGCGCTTGTGCTGGTCGTCGTTTCGGCGGTCAGCACGCCGTCTTCGCGCATCTGCTTGTACAGCATCTTTGCCGTCAGCGGAAACGCCTGCCCTTGATCGTTGCACAACTTGGCCACCACGCGATAGGCCACCTGCGGCATCAGATAGTAAAAGTCCGCATCCATATAGCCGATCATTTCGCGTCCGCCGCCACCGCCGCCCCCGCCTTCGCCTGCCGGCGAAGTCAGATCGCGCACGCTTGCGCTTTTGCTGGTCAAAAGTTCCGATATGGTGCCCAGAAAGATTTTGCTGGGCCGGTCTTCCTTCATGTCGTCCGATTGCCGCTTGCTGTTCTGCGTGGCGATCTCCCACGCCTCGCCCAGCATTTCCACGGCCTGTTCGGCTGTGATCGCCTTCACGTCGCGCATGTAGCGCAGCATGCACTGATAGCCCACCATCATGTGCGCAATGGCTTCGGCGGTGCGCCCGTGCTGGCCCGCCGTCTGCTTCAGCGCCATGGCCCGGTTTTGTACAAAGGCTTCGTGCAGCATCTCCGGCAGTTCGTCCACCTGCTTCAGCAGCCATTTGATATAGCCGCGCATGGATTTTTGCAAGTACCCCTGCCGCGCAAGTTCCTGCATCGCCGTCAAGCTGTCGTTCACGGGAATGTCGTCCTTTCGCACGCTGGTGATATAAAAGCGCGCCATGCCGCTTTCGCCCACGCCCGGCGTGTCCTCGCCGCTGATGATCGCCACGCCGCGGGGCGGCATGGCCTCTTGCAGCGTCAGATCGCTTTTCATGCGCCCGCGCTCTGCGCCGTCTCCGAAGGCGCGTGCAAGGCTCTGCGCGGTCGCCTCCATCTTCTTGCGCTCTTGCAGGCTGGTCACTGGATGATAGTCGTCCACGACGATGGGCATGTCTTTGAGCAAAAACGCCTTCTTGCGGATGAAGTTTGCCGTGTCGTTGAAGGACGCCGGCAGGCTCTTGCCGGTGAAATTGCCAAAGTGCGAAAGGGCCAGCGCAAGGGCCGTACTCTTGCGCGTGCCAGTGCCGCCCAGCACGAACAGCGCATAGGCCGGGGCCGCGCCCGTGGCCGCCAGAAACTCGCGCAGCGGGGCCAGAAAAATGGTGCCCAGCAGGGGGACGGCGATGTGGTCGGCCATGCACGCCTTCATGGTCAGCGTCGCCAGCGCGCCGTCCATATAGCTGATGTCGTCAAACCCTGCCGCGCCGCTGCCGTCCAGACGGTAGGCAGACAGGCCGCTGCCCAAGTCCACGGTCACGCCATCCGCGCCGATCGCGCCGCCCTGATACAGATACGCCCACTTTCCGCCGATCTTCCGCCACCCCGTGTGTGTGTACTCCGTGATGCGCCTCACGGTCATACGGCCCACTTCGTTTATTGCGTAGCGCACTTTGTCCTTCGTCGTGTTCCCCGGCATCACGCTGGCCGCGAAGTCCCAGTTTTCCGCCACCCAGTTCATGCCGTTAAATTGGCTGGCCTTGATGTGTACGCGCGGCAGCGGCGCGCCGGTCACGCTCCATCCGTCGATGACCATTTCCTTGCTTTTGTTCACGCCGTCGTCGCGTTCCACCACGGCCACGGGCAGCGCCACGAAGTTGGCCAGCGGCTTCGGCCCGTCCTGCGTCGCTTGGCAGATGCGCCCGCCGTCCACGCAGTAGCCCAGTATGCGCCCATAGTATTCGGCGGCCGCGTCCCGCTGCATGGCGGCGCTGGCGGCGTAGGGTTCCGCTTCCCGCATCAGGCGTTCCAACGCAGCCTTGCCCGTCTCTGCACCCATCAGCTTGAAAAAATCCGTGGCGTCGCCCTTCGGCGGCAGCTTTTCGCACGCCTTCGTCAGGTCGAGGATGCGCACGCTCTTGGCGACCTTGGACGCAGCCTGCGCGACGGCCTGCGCGTGCGTGCGGCCCACGTCGTCGTTGTCGGGGATGACATACAAATCTGCGCCTTTCAGACTTTCCGTGTAGTGCCCGGAATGCCATTTGCCCGCGCCCATGGGGTTCGTCGTAGCTGTGTAGCCGATGGCGGCCATGTTGTCGCAGTCCTTCTCGCCTTCGCACACGAACACGGGTTTGCCTGCTTGGATCGCCGCGCACACTTCCGGCAGGCGGTAGAGTACCAGCCGCACGCCTTCCTTCGTGTACTTGTACTCGCCCGGCTTGTCTGGGTCAGGCTGACGAAGACTGAACGTCTTGCCGCCGTCCTCCCGCTCGTACCGGCAGGCTTCAAACAGCAGCTTGCCGTTTTCGTCCCGGTACGGATAGGCGCAGACGAATTTGCCGTGGGACTTCCGTTCGCTTTTCGCGCTCCCGGCGGGCTTGGGCGGCGTGGGCTTAGGCGCTGACCGGCGCGGCTGGGCCGGGTCGCGGAACAGATCGCGCATGCTAAGGCCCATAGCTGCCACGACGGAATTGGTGACGCATCCGGCCTGACACTTCAGCACGATCCCGCGCTCACCTTCCCGCACGCACAGGCTGGCGGTCTTGTCGTCGTGCGCCGGGCAGCGGCACATGTATTCGCCGCTGGCGTTCGGCCCGCTGTCTACGTGCAGGCGGGACAGAAATTCATGTAGTTCCACGCGCCTGCCTCCTATTCGCCGTCCGTTGTTTTCTTCATGCGCCGCAGGATCGCGGCGCGCACGTCGTCCAGATCGAAATAATAGCGCTGTCCCACTTTGCTGTATGGAATCCATCCCTCACGGACGCCCCGCCGGATCGCCGAAGCGGTCAGCCCGGTTTCCGCGCTCACCGCGTCGATCATAACGCCATCCGGCTTCGATAACACGTCGCGCGCTTCGTCGATGTCCACCAGCATTCGATTGCCCAGCAACATGACGGATAGCTCGCCGCATCGCACGGCGCGGCGGATGATGGATTCCTTGATGTCCAGTACCGCCGCCGCTTCTCGGATGGTCTTCAGGTTCACGGGTCAGCCCCCCAGTTCTGCCTTTACCAGTCGCAGATTTTCCTTGCAGTATCGGATTGCCTTGTTATAGGGCATAGTGCCGACGCATTCGTCGCGCCCGTTGATTGTCTTGCACACGATCGCTTTGCGCAGCTTTGCGTCAAACTCTATGTATGCCATGCTGGGCAAAGGCGGATTGGCGTAATTCGCACTGCGCAATACGGCCTGCGCCCGCCATGCGCGCGCCAGATAATCCATGCGCGGATTTCCGGCTGGATGCAGTGCGTACAGTGCGCGCAGCTGATCCGGCGTGTCGATCTGGTACCGCTTAATCATGGGGCTTCCTCCCTTCGCGCGTCTGTCCCACGGCCTTGTCGATGGCGGCTATCGTCTCTTCCATCACGCGCCGCAGTTCGACGGCCTTGGCGCGGATCGCCGCGGCGGCGGGCAGTTCGTCGTCGGTTATGTGCCCGTCGCGCGCCACCGCCGCGAAGCGCAGCGCGATTTCCTGCGCGCTCTGGAAGGCCACGGCCCAGCCCAGGGCCGCCCGCGCCAGCTCGCTGTTTTCCGCGCAGCCGTAGTCCGGCAGCAGCGGGCAGTGCGCGCGGATGTGCGCCGCCTTCAGGTCGGGGTCGCCGTAGGCTTCCACCATTTTCTGCACCGCGTCACATGGCGGGATCGTGCGCCCGGTTTCGTAGTCGGCCAGCGCTTCGCAGCTTACGAAGATTTCGCTTGCCGTCCGTTCCCGGCTGGCGAACAGCGAATCGCGCTGCGCCGCCTGCATCCGGGCGCGGTAGTAGATGTTCGTCGGGGCCTTCATGCTTTGGTCTCCCTTCGATGCGGGCGCGTCACGATCTCAACCGTGCTGCCGTTTTCAAGGCCCATAAGTTCCGGAACCTTCCGCACGGTTACATAGACCGGCGCTTTGAAATTTCCCATAATATCACCGATGACATTTGCCTTGCATGTATATGCGACAAGGCCGCTGTAAGCATGCTTGTCGGCAGTGTCGTAAAATGCGTAGAAATATACATTTAATCCTTCCTGCTTGTTCATGAAAATCTGCCTCCTATCGTTTTGCAATGCGGCGCTTCACTCGGTTGTAGTATTTCTTGCGGACGCGCAGCTTCTTGGCGCGCGTCATGCAGTGCAGTTCTCTTCGGTTTGCGGCAGCATAGACGCGCGCCGCTTCGGCTGCTTCGATGGCCTGGATGGCGTCCAGCGCCGGGCCGATCACCTGGGAAAAGGCGTCGGCGATCAGGCCCATCGCTTCGCCTATGGCGTCGAAGAAGTTTGAAACGGCCTCCTGCATCTCCCGGAGTGCGTTTGTCCAGGCGGTTTCTTCCATGTCCTCCACCTCCTTTTCATGCCATTGTTGGCGGTTTTCCTGTCGCCTTTCGGTCTTGCAAGACATTGCATTATCGTGCAGCGCCGTGCAATAATGTATTGTGTACTTGACATTATACGCTTTTTTTTTTTTTTTGTAAAGACAGAAATTCAATAATGTCCGACATTCGCACAAATTTAACCGTGCGAAACAAAGCTGTGATAGAATGTCGGAAAGATGAAAAGGGGAGGACGATAATGCCATACAAGAATCGCTTGCGCGCGCTGCGCGAAGAAAAGGACTTGAAGCAGACGACCGTCGCCGAAGACCTTGGATTGTCGCGCACCACACTGTCCAATTATGAAGCGGGCATGCGGCCGTCGATTGAAAACGCCATTGCGCTGGCCCAGTATTATCATGTTTCGCTGGACTATATCGTCGGCCTGTCTGCTGAAAGAAATTCTACGGTTGGAGAGTTGACAACGTCGTTTGCGGCGCTGTCCGGGCTGGCGGTAGATGCTGCGCCCACTGCCAGCGACGTGGCGGCGCTGGTGGACGCTGCGATTCTCTATCAATGCAGCGGCGCGCCATGCGGGGAACAGCCGATCAGCGCGTGGCGCGATTTCATGCGCCAGCTGACGGTTTGCCTGAATGCGGCCGCCAAGGGCGATGACGCCGCCTTGATTGATAGCGCAAACGCGGCCACAGTGGCCGCGCTGGAAGTCGCAAAATGCCCGCGCTGTACTACAAAAAGAAGGGGGAATCTTGACATGAAGAAGCTGCTTGCTCTGTGCCTTGCTCTGCTGTCCCTCGTTTCTGCTGCCGCTTCGGCAGAAGTGCTTGCCGATGGCTGGCAGGATGCCGGACTGGAAGCATTGCAGCAGGCCCAGCAGGACATCGCAAACCGAATCAGCGAATTGCGCGCGGCCTCCGCGCCGGCTGCGGATCGCGTCGAGTTGTCCGGCTCGGGAACGTCCATTCTGACCGACGTTGCGATTGATTTTTCGCCAGCCCGTGTTATAATTGAATGCGAAGGGGAGACCAGCGTCGCTTTCACGGGCGGGGATTACGATTACACCTTCAGCGCGTCAAGCTACGAACAGGCTTTCTTCGATCAAACGGGCGCCTTCGACCTGCTCATTGAATCGACCGGGCCGTGGGCTGTGACCGTAGAACCGATTGCAGACGGCGGCGCGCTGCCCATGGAAGGCGCCGGCCCCTTTGTTTCAGACTTCTTCGAGCTTCCCGCGCCGATGATCGTGACGATCACTTCGGATGTCGAAGGAATGGACGCCCTGCTGACAAACCTCATTGTCGCGCTGTGCCATCAGTATGAGAACATCGAAAGCTGGCAGCAGGAATCGCTTACAAATGAATTGTTGTCGGGCGGAGACACTTTCAGCGCGGACGTGATCTTGCAGCCGGTGGACGGACGCACGCAGTATTGCTTGTCCGTCAAATGCGAACCCGGCGTCGCATGGTCGATAACGCCAAAGGGCTGACCTTACACTTTTTTGGGGTTGCCGTTTACAGATGACGGCCCCCGATTACGCATGGACTGTAACGCCGAAAAGCCTTGTGCCACAAGGCTTTTCGCGCGTTTTTGGGCGCACTTACAGTTTTACAGCAAAAAATACACATACCCCCACCATGGAATACTTTTCGGAGGTGCGACGCATGGGAACGATTGAAAAGCGCGGTAAAAATTCGTGGCGCGTCGGCGTGCAGGTGCAGACGGAACGCGGTTGGGAATGGGTGCGCAGAACGATCAAGATGCCGCAAGGAATGAGCGAAGCGCGCCAGCACAAGGAAGCAGAAAAAGCGCTTGCGCGGCTGATCCTGTCGTTGGACGATGAAGAGTTCGAGCCGCCGCGGCCGCGCTACACGCTGCGCGCCTTTGCAGAATTGTAGATGGAACAGCACGTCGTCCCGAATCTGGCGGCGGCCACGCAGAAAAACTATCGCCATTTTCTTGACGCGCGAATCCTGCCGGCGCTGGGCGACATACTGCTGGAAGACCTGACGCCCCTGCGCCTCACGCAGTGGTTGAACGATGTGCGCCGTAGCCCGCGGCGTTCCACGGCCCTGCCGGAAGACCAGCTGAAGACGCCGCGCCGCCCCAGCGAAGAAGAGCGCATGGCCAAGGCGAAGCCTGCGGACATGCAGCTGTCTGCGCGCACGGTGCAGCACTACTACGATACGCTGGAAGCGATGCTGGAAAAGGCCGTGCAGTGGGACTTGCTGAAGAAAAACCCCATGGACAAAGTGGATCGGCCGATCGCGCGCAAGAAAAAGGTCAATTATCTCACGGAAGAGCGCGCGGTCGAGTTGCTGCGCTGCCTGCACGATGAGCCGAATATGTGCTATCGCGCCGCCCTGCTGCTGGCGCTGCTCTGCGGCCTGCGTCTGGGCGAAGTGGGCGCGCTGCGCCTGTCCGATGTGGACTGGGTGCATGGCACCATCGACATAAGCCACGCCCTGAAGTACACACCGCAGGCGGGCAGCTTCGAGGGCGCGCCGAAGTCGGAAGCCGGCGAACGCCTGATCTCGCTGCCGGCCAGCATGATGGCCGTACTCCATGAAACGCGCGAGTACCAGCGCGACGCCAAGGCATGGGCCGGCGACGTGTGGGTGGGGGAAGGCTGGATCGTCCACGCTTGGAACGGCGCGCAGCTGCACCACGACACGCCCAGCAAGTGGTTTCGCCGCTTCGCCGATGCTCACGGTTTTGAAGGCGTGCGCTTTCACGACCTGCGGCACACACACGCCACGATCCTGCTGGCAAACAACATCGACGCCGTGGCCGTGGCTACACGCTTGGGCCACAGCGACGCCACCGTCACGCTGCAAACCTACGCGCACGCGCTGCGTCGCCGTGACGAAGACGCCGCCCGCGCGATACAGGCCCTTCTTGACAGCGCAGGCAATCCCGAAGGCAAAAATTAAGGGCGCAAACGCGCCCTCAAAGCCATTCCTTCCCCCAATTTTCCCCCAATTTTCAATCCATGCCCGGCAAACCCGGAAAAACCGTGCAAACAGCACAAAAAAGTGCAAGGTTTTCAGAAAACCTTGCACTATATTTTGGTCGAGGTGACAGGATTTGAACCTGCGACCTTTTGGTCCCGAAGGCCATTCGCTTTCCCTGTACCCACAAGCGCAAAATTGCACGCCGTTATTGCATTCGTATCGGCCTTGAATCTTCACTCTGACCGGCCGATCTATCCCAGTTAAAACTATTCCATAAGGTTTTCCCCCAATTATGCTCTGATTTACGCCTATTGCAACCATGAAATAGCATGCGTATATCCATAATATCTGTAAATTCTGTAAGGCATGTAAAGCATGACTTCCTTTCTTATAATATGCAGAAATGCATATATCCTTACACTTTATAAGAATAACTGTAAAGAAATAAAATTAAGTGTAAAAGCAAGAGATACCCACCCCCTAAATCTTGAAGCCCCGCGCTATCAACGCCTAAGCCTCTTCCGGTGTCGAATCCCCTTATTCGGAAGATCGCGGGCAGGGGGGATAGGGTTCCTCGACCGCCTGCTTCCTGCAAAATCCCGCCGCGCAAAACAATTCCACAGCGTATTTTCGGGGCAAAAAATTTCACCGCTTTCCCATTTCCGCGTTGCCCGCTCCCTCTGTTGTTTGCGTTCTCCCTCCGGGTGCGGCCATTCGATGGCCATGTGCCTTCGCTATTCCGCCCGCTCGGCCGCCGGCCTTCGGCCTTTACCTTTTTCGCTGCTGCCCTCTGCGCGGCCCTGTGCGCCGCCTCTGCGCGCGTCAGGGCGGCCGCCTGTTCTTTCCTCGCCCCTGCTGCCGCGCCCGTCCTGGCCGATTCTGCGCGCCCGTCTGCGGCGTTTTCATGGGCAGGCACGTCCATTTCCCCGTCCAGCCCGCGGAAAAACGCCGTACAGGGGCACAAAAAAAGCGGCGCTATCCCCGGTTCAACAAGGATAGCGCCCCATAGTGTTCGTATTATTCTTCAGTCTGAATTGGTTTCCGTGGTCTCATAGGTTTCAACGCGGTTCAGCTCCTCCGCCACGGCGGCCTCAATGGCCGCGCGGTCGGCGGTGAAGCCGCGCGCTTCCAGCTCCTTGATGACGTAGTCGAGTTTCTCCGCGCCTTTGCCCGCGCCGTAGAGCTGCTCGGCAGCGTACACCAGCGTCCTGACCGTGACGGTCAATAGCGCCTGCTGTTCCGCCGTGGTCTTGCTCTTGATCCACGGGATCAGCTTGTACGTCACCAGCGCCGCCAGCAGCGCGATGACCGCCTGAAAGATGGGCGTCAGATCGATGTTCATATGTATCCCTCCTTACAGCTTGTCTACCAGATACTTAAGCACATAACCAACGATGCCGCTGGCCAGCGCAGTGATGACCGTCCACCGCACCTTGTCGTAGTTCTTCATCGGCCGTTCCTTCAGTTCGTCCACGTCCTGCCGCACGGCGCGGACGTTTTTCTCGATGCGCTCCTGTCCCTCGGCCAGCGTGCCCACGTTGGCCGTCAATTCCCGCATGGATTCTATCAATGCGTCCTGCTTGTCCAGGCGGTTGAAGATCGTATGTATCTGCTCCCGCGTGCCTGCCTCAAACTCGCGCAGCTCGACGATGTTGCGCGTCAGTTCCTCATTGGTCATGTCCCCGCCTCCACCTCCGCATATTTGCCGCTCACCCATGCCGTGCCGTCGCCGATGGCGATGCAGTGCCAGCCATTGCGCGCGGTGGCGATGTGCGCGTACCGTTCGCCCGCATGGACGATCGTCACCACGCCGTAGCCGGTCGCCGGCCCCTTGCGCGCGTTGACGCTGCCGCCGGTGATGACCACGGCCGGTTCGCCGCTCTCTGGCACGCCCGGCGTTTCCTCTTCGTCGGTCTCGCCCTCTGCGGCGCTCACGGCTTCCATCAGCGCCGCGTGCGTCAGCGGCCCATACTCGCCGTCGGCTTCCAGCTTGTGGTCGCGCTGGAAGGCCTTGACCGCCGCTTCTGTCTCCGCGCCATACTCGCCATCGGTGCCGTATGCAGGCAGCGCGTAGCCCAGCGCGATCAGCTGCGCTTGCAACTCCCGCACGTCAATGCCGGCGCAGCCTCGCTTCAGCAGTCGTTCGCCCAGCGTGCCGGCGATCTCCGCGCCGCTGCCCTCCCCGCCGGTGATCCAGCGAATGGCCATAAAGTAGCGGCGCGACTTGCTGGCCCGGCTGGCGCAGTAGGCGCGCACGTCCTTGATGGTCGGCCCGGTGCCACTTCCGTGCCCTGCGCACTTGCCGTTGCCGATGTACATTTCAACGTGCCCCACGTCGAGCGCGTGGCCGCTGTTGCCTTTGAAATACAGGCAGTCGCCGGGCAGAAGGTTGTTTTCGTTTGGATAATAGCCGTCGGTCTGGTCTACGATCGTGCCGTTCGCGCGGTTCTTGATCTGCGCGTTGGTGTTGCTGCCGATGTTGATGCCGGCCACGGCGCGGATCGCGGCGGCGACGGCCGCGGAACAGTCCGAAAAGCCCGCCTGCGTTGTGTTGCCGACGATGTTGTCCGGGTATCCGAAGAAATACGTGCGCTTCGCGCCCTGCGTGTAGCTGTTCTTCTTCTGGCGGCTCCGCATCAGCTGCGCCGCCTGCGCGCGCATCGCCTCATAGTCCTTTGCCATGTCGATCATTCCTTTCTCTGGGGCCTTCAAATATTCCGCTCAATCTCGCGCAGCAGCGCCCCGCGCTGCCGTTCGATCTCTCCATCGCTGGTTTCGATGCCGTGTTCCGCCAAAAGGCTGGCCTGTCGGCGGATGATCTGCTGCGCCCTGTCCAGCAGATCGCACAGCCGGCAGATGAGTTCAAGGTTGCTCATGCCTCACTTCCTCCCGTTTGCCGATAGCAGTGCCGCCATCAGAATACCTGCAAATATGCAGACAGGGATAATCCAAATCAGATGCAGCGCGTTCATGGCGCGAATTCCTCTGCCTCTGCGTCTGCTGCCTCGCTGCCCGGCGCGCTCGGCCAGACGATGCTGAAGGGGAATCCGTCCTGTTCCGGCAGGTTTCTGAGCGCCTGCCGGTACTGCGCCCATTCGCCGATCAGCGCCTCGCCCAGGGCCTTGAGAAAGCCCAGCCAGGCGGTAAAAGTGCTCCCACTCGGCGCAACCAGCCCCAGCCGGTCGAGCGCGACTTCCGCGTCGCTGTCTTTCAGCAGGCGGTTGCGGATGCTGCGCGCCAGCGCGGCGGCGGTCTCTTCGTCCTGGGCTTCGATCGCCAGGTTCAGCGCCACGCGCTGCACGTCGGGCATTTCGGAGCGCTGCCGGTCGGCGATGGCCTCCATGCGGGCCTGGCGCAGGCTGTCGTTCGTCGTGATGCTCATTGTATCCCTCCTTTGATGTCGTCGAGGATCGCCGCGAACCATTTATCCATGCTCCGCAGCAGTTCGCGGGTATTCCCGCACGCCATGTGCGCGCGCCATCCGGCATAGTGGCGG